TTGCATTCACATTCTGTCCTGCACCACCTGTGGAAACAGAACCAAGTCCAAACCAATTACCACCATTTGCACTTTGCTTGTATATCCATGATGCCATTTCAACAATGCCTTGAATCACTGTATTGGGTAAATTGGCATCGCTCCACCCTGTTGAAAGTGTTGCACGAAATTGACCACTGTTGATATTCCTGAATATCACGAAATTCAATCCGTTGTCAACTGATGTTGTATAGTTTCCTGCACTCACATTTGCATAGTTTCCAAATTCATCAGCACGCCATTGAAATGCCGTCACAGATGTGTTTGCATTAAAGGGGATATATTTCCACCTGTGTTCACTTTCCAAGCCGTGACGGGCTTGAGAATAGGTAAAAACATAATTTATAACAGATGCTCGAAGCGGCTGACTGCAATATCCTTCAGCCGCATCGAAGCAAATGTCAAATAGATCATCAAACCATTCGTATAAAACGGCATCTTCAGCAGACTGGTCACCTGCCAATTCTAAATTGTTGAATTGAAAAAATGCCTGTTGAATTCTGGGATATGCCGTTGTATAACTCATTTCTTTGTTGCCTTTGGTTCTGATGATTTCTTGGAAATAATTGGTGCAGACTTTTCATCTGCACCTACTTTTTGAACATGTCCACTTGCATGAAGTTTTTCAAATTCCCAATCTTTCAATTGTGTTATTCTTCCAACTTCCAATCCTGCAAATGTCTTTAATACAATTGCATCAATCATGATTCACCTTAGGTTGTTGATGTTTTCAAAACACCGATTGCTGATGGTGCAGGGAATGCAATTCCAATTGATTCACTAACCATGATTCCACGTTGTGATGTTCCACCCAAACCTGTTGCAGCAAAGTATTCTTTGTATTCATCAATTGAAACATCCTCACGAATTCCAAGAATTGAATACTGACTAAAGTCTGCATAAACTGCTGATGCTGTTGTCACTGCTGATGTTGGGAAAAGAGAATCAGGCACAACATGCATTGGTCTGCCTGTTGGTGTGACATAGGTATTGTTTTCGAGAGCTGTCAATCCAATTGAATTCACTTCCATTGGTCTGATCATGTCCCAAATTGGTCTGCCATTTACACCATCTGTTTCTTTGAGCAAATGTCCAAATACAGTTTGTGGAACAACAAACACACCATTGGAACCAACGGATGAATTTACTGCCAAGCGAAGATTGATCAAGTCTTTCCATGAGATTTCAGCAAATGTATCTTTGCCTGAATTTGATGCACCACCTTGATAAACAACTGATGTTCCTGACAATACCAAGCATCCTGTGAATTCAGGTGCATTGCCTGTGCCTTTGAAAAACTGCTTGTCTTCAGCTTCAGCTACTGCCTGTGCCAAACCACTAATTGTGTAATCTAAAAACGCTGGTGTTGCATCGCGCAATTGCTCTTCAGAAACAATACATCCACCAACAATTTTCTTTGCTGTCAATGCTGTTCCTGTGTAGAAATTTGCACTGTCTGTCAATGTCAATGATGAACCTTCAGAAACAACCGCTGCACTGAATGAACCTGATGATGTGATGTTTTCAACTTTGCCGCGCATTGGATAGATTTTTGCAAGTGCTCTTGCATAACCAAATCTATCTGCATACGACATGATTTCTTCCACCCAAAATTGTGGAACCGCAAAACCACCTTGTGCATTTGTGCCTGTGTTGAAATTCGCTCTTGTCAAATACTTTTCATTTGCTCTGTTCGCAATGTCTTCTGCAACACCAATTTTGCCTTTGGTGATTGCTGTAATGTAATCAGCAACAATGCGAGCCTGATCGCGTTTGGAATCATGCTCTGCTTTCACTTTCACAAAACCTGATTGTGGAACATTGATAGGATTCATGTTGCGAAGTTTTTCCTGTGCCAATTCATTTGCTTTGGTTTCAACAACCTTTTGCAAATCTTCTTTTGTTGTTGTAATGATGTTAGAATTCATCTTATTCATTTCCATTCAATTGTGTTCAAAATTGTTTCTGCATTCATCTTGACTGGCAATTCAATTGAAAAGCCTCTTTCTGTGTCAATCGCTTTTTTGATTTTCTTATTGCCTTCATTGATCATTCCAACACCTTCCATAATCAATGACATTGTTGTTGCTGCAATTCTTCTTCCCGCTCTTGTTTCAAATGATGCTTCAACGGGTGCTGTTGCATCAGGTGATGGTTGTGCAGGTGCAGGTTCAACTTGCGGCTCTGGTTGTGTTGTTGCATCAGGATTCAAAATGGACATGACTTTTTCTGCCATTGCCATTGTGCCTTCCTCTGCTGCTTGTGTTGCCAATGTTTCTTCAATTCCCAATTCCTCTTTCAAGAATAGCAATGCCGCTTCCTTGATGACTGGTAGCAATTGTTCTTCAATGGCAACAACCTGTTCAGGTGTCAACATTCGTTTTTCCTCATATAATTTTTTTAATACATCGCGGAAACTTTTGGGTTGCTGATTCTCAAAATGTTTCTTGATTAATGCATCACGATTTGCGGGAATCGTGACAACCGAAAATTCAACCAATTCTGATTTTGTGTATGTGATTATTTTTTCGCCTTCAATCGTTTGTTCTGTTTGTTCAATTGGAATGATACCAACGGAAACTGCAGACACAAATCCATTTTTGATTTTGTCATTTACCTTGCATGCCTTTTCATCATTCATGTCCAATTGGATTGTGGCTTCCAAGTTTTCACCATTCAAGAAAAATCCAAGACATTTTCCAATTGGCAAATAATCTGATTTGTGATTGATTAAGACAACAGGATTGTTCATGTATGCCATGTAATCAATTCCACTTGGAATGATGATGGTTCCGTATCTGTCAACATCAGGTGTGCTGATGGTGAAAGACCAAATGCCATCATCCTTTTCTTCATAGCCTTCGCTCTCGTAATCGCGTTTCACCAAAGTGAATTCACGATGAATAACATTTTGCATATTCATTCCTTTTGATTCTTGTTTTGCTTTTGCTGATTCAATTATGTTTCGTGACCATGTGAAGCCTGCATCACCACCCCACAAACCCCATGCAACACGCCCTTTGCTTGGGTATCCTTTTTCATCAGGTTCAAAGCCTTCTGCTTTCTTGTCAACTTCATGCCTTGAAAAATATGAATACATCCTTTGCACAATGTCAAATGAAAGTTCATCACCATTGACAATTTGCCGTGCTCTGATTCTTCCAACTCGCGTTCCACCTTCGTGACCATCTTCAATCCATTTGATTGCGCGAGCGGCTTCAATCTTCATGCCGTCTGTTGGTTTGTATTTTTCTGCCATGATTATTTGTCCTGAACAGGAAACAAATAACAACGGCAATTCACCACATTGGAAACATCAACCGATGTTCCGCCCTGTGATCTGCCACATGGTCTGTCAATCAATGAACCATCACGAAATTTGAACCAACCAAGTTCATTTTCAATTTGTCCATCCATACGCCTGTGACTTGGTCTGACTCTGCCATCCCTTTGTGAATTCCACATTGACTTGATTCCCATTCCTGTGAACACACTTTTTTGCGTTCCTGTTGTCACTGATGTTGCTGTTGTCTGTGCAATCATCTTTGTTCTTGATGTTGAAAGTGTCCTGAATTTCCTTTGCAATATTTCATCAATCACTTCCTTTGGTTGTGTTGCATTCTCGGCAATGGTTTCAATGACATCATCTTTTATCAAGAACATGGAATCTTGAATTGACTCTGATATATTTGCATTCAAATCCCGTGTCATCTGTTGGATTTCCTGTCCTAACTGCCCTGTCAAATCTTCCATGCCCAAACCCAAATCAGACAAAACCTGTTGCATGACAACTTGTGTTGATTCTGCAATTGTCAAATTCAATTCATTCAATTGTTCACCAGTTAGGTTCATTGACATTTCAGGATCATAGCCTTTTGCAACCGCTTCATCCGCTTGTATTTGGAATTGTTCAACAAATGACTTGACAAGAATTCCCAATTTGCCTGATATGCTTTCTGCCATTTCATCATATTGTCGCCATGATTCAGCCTTGGCACCTGCTGTTTGCATAGGGAATGATCGTGGAACAATAGTATTTTTTGCCCCTATAAATGCCCGTGGTTGAACGGAAACTGATTCAGGTGGTGAAACTACTGTTGTAATAGGCACAACGCCATTGACAAGCATTGCAACATCACCACCTTGAATTGTGTCATACCCTCTTTCACGCCTTGCATCATTGATTGTTTTGATGCCATATTTCAATTCGAATTCTTCCACCTTGATTTGGGAATCAACATCAGCAAATTCGTATGGTTGTGCCTGAATCAATATGTCATCTTCAAATCTTCTGAAATGCCTTGTGAATTCCTCTGCCATGTAAATTGCAACAGGATCAATTGTCTGCTGTCTAAACACGGCATATTGCACCTCTGCTGTTGCCCTGTTTTGAAATTCACCTGTGAGCATTCCTGTTGGAACCCCAAACACCTGTGCAATTTGTGATCTCACATCTTTTGAAATTGAATCATAAGACATTCCAATTTGTGATTCAGGTGGCATTGTCAATTGTAATCCACCATCCAACAATGCACGCAATCTGTAATTTGGCAGGGCTTCATTCCATTGCTCTTTCAATGTATTCCATAAGTCACCATCAACATTGTCTGCTGATGTTGCAATCAATGGTGGAACGGCATCATTTGCAAAGAATCTTGCAAGATAATCGGACACCTCTTTGTCAATGCTTGCATATGGCAATACGGCGGAAACAAGTCCTTTGCCGAATATATTCATGCCAATCATTTCATCAGGTTTTGTTGATGCAGGAAACAAATTCGCAATGTGCATCACTTCATCTTCAGGCAAAGTGAATGCACCATCATTCGCTGATTGATATACATAACCTTTGATGAAATTGTCACCACCTCTGATGACTCTCATTCTTGTTGGATTGAGAACCCACATTTGCAGTGGAACATCATGTCCAAGTTTTGGTGTCCACACAAATGCATTGCCATTGATGTCAAACCAATTTTGAATTGATTTGAAAATTTGCGAATAAGTGAAATATGGATTTGGATTTTTCATCAGGCGGTTAACCCAATGACTATTTGATATTTCTTCCTTTTCCCAATTCAATTCACGAAAGGGTTTCATGTCAACAGACATCAATCCATTGGCACGCAATTGCAAGCATGCAAAGACAGTGCCTGTTGCTGATGCAATTAGTTCCTGTCCTGATGTGACAGATGTCATTCCGCGACCATCATTCAAATATCCAATTGGAGGTCTTTTGCGTTTTTCCTGAACACCGCCTGCAATGAATTTCACACGCTCTAATATATTTGCATAAAGTGACATTCTCAATTCCTATACATGAATACTTGGTGTTTTTCTTATGGCATTGAACGCCATTGACAATGCATCAATCATGTCATCATGCCTATCTTGTTTCGTGCCTGTGAATGATAACAATTCATCTGTGAATTCAGGAAGCAAATGTGGAACATGATAAACAAGCCCTCTTTCATATTTCGCTTCAATCGGCTGAAATCTTATCATCTTGTCTTTTGTGCTTGGAATCCCAATCACATTCATTCTGGTGTTTCTTTTGAGTTCTTGGACAAGCCATGCCTGTGCCTGATTTGATTCAATTGCAACAACCTTTGGTTTCCATTTGTCTTCCATGGCAATAATCCTTTCACCAATTTCAACAAATGTCCAACGCCCTCGCATCATCTCACAAACAACAACTTCATTCTTTGCAGTTATTCCAATGACACAAATTGCAGTATAGTCAGCAGTTTCTTTTTCAGATATTGCCAAGTCAACACCAATATAGAATGACTTGCATTCCATTTGATTTGATATGCGAATCCATTCACGCTTGATTTTCGCTGCATCCCTGTCAACATATTCCGCCAAATATTCCTGTGCAAAAACAAGTGATGGCATTGAATCCCTTTGTTGATTCACTTCATCAGCATCAATCAATGGGTTGTCATATGTTGTGAAATGAAATGACTGCCAATCATCAAATTTGTTTTGCATTGAATCAAGTTCGCTAAAATGGTTCTTTCCTTTTGGTGTTGAAAAGAAAAATGAATCACCTTTGTAATCTGTCAACATAGGGCGCAATACAAAATTCCAATCATCTTCTGCATTGTCACAATATGCCCATTCATCACCAATCATTCTATGGTATTTTGAGCCTCGCAATGCATCAGCACGCCAAATGCCTTTCAAGTGCAGGAATGATTCACCAAGTCTGATTTCGCCTTCCTTGCATTCTGCACCAACGGCTGTGAACATGTTCTTGGCTTCCTGATACCTGCCTTTCAATTCTTCATTCGATGGTGCCGTGTAAAGCACTTTTGTCCCTTGCATTGATACCATTGTTTCCAATGCCAATGCAAAAGCAAGTGTTGATTTACCCCAACGCCTGCCGCATCTAACAACATTGAATCTTTTGCGTTGATTCATCACTTCCATTTGTGTCTTATGTAGAGTGACATCAATTTGCATCCATCTGATTCCATTTGATTGTCAATGCATCTTCCTTTTGCTTTGTTTCCTTTGGAACGCCTGATAGTCTTGCCGCTTCATCATCTGTTGCAATCAATTTCATCAAGGCAACTTGCAATGTTGCATTCTCTGATTGATACCACTTTTTGCGCATGTTTGCCTTCATGCTGATTCTATTCTTTTCAAGTTTGCTTTTTATTTCGTGGTATTCGTTGCTTTCAATTGGGAAAAAACGGTAAAATGTAGTCTTGTCACATGGCAACAATCCAATGATATCTTCAATGAAAATCAAGTGATGTTTTTCAATCAATTCCAATGACTCTTTCAATATGTTTTCTTTTTTATATGCCATTTTGTTTTTTGCTGCCTGCATTTCTTGGGTCTTTATTTTGCGCCCTGTTTTCTGCTCTTTTTGTGCTTACCTTTTGCAATCTTTCAACTTCCATTTTGAAAGGGTAGCAATGTTTCATGTTTTCCAATGTGTAGTAGACTATTGATGCCCTGTATGGATTTTCCTTTGTTTTGGTAATAGGCATCACGCCGTGAATTTCGTTCTGACCATCAAATATTGCCAAATAGCCGTCTTCCTGCGACAAGGCAAATTCATATTCAGGGAAAACCAATTCGCCGCCTGCAATTCCGTTTCTAAGAATCAACACATTTGACAAATTGCCCCTGAAATTTCCTGTGTCCCTATGGTATTTGATTGCATGGTTGACATTGATATTTGCTGTTGCAAAAGGCTGTTTTTCTTTCAACAAATAATCTGAATTGACATTTTGTTCAATTACCATTGAATCATGCTTGTATTGTTCAGGCAAATATTCCTTGTAAATTCCTGTCAATACTTCCATGAAACTGAATAGTCTTTTTGTATTTTCTTTTTCATTTCTTGTATGTGCAGAAAACCTGCAATAATCATTTCTTAGTGCTATTCTCGGCAATGCTCCAAAAACACTTGATTGTGTTGGCAGTGCTTTGTTTGTCCTATATGTTTTCACATATTTTGTTTCAAAGCATGCTTTTCTTATTTCGTTAATAAGGTGGTGACGAACCTTAATATATAAACCTACTGCCTTACCGCCTTTTGTAAATATTGTGTCCTCTTGGATAAGTAATTTGTAATCACTTTTTGATGGCGTTTGTTTTATCAAATTAGACGCGTCTTTCACTTTATTCAATTCAAATGTTTTCATTTTCCATCAACTTCAATATGACAGAGCTGTTGTCCTCTAAAATATAGTTTTCCCTTAGCCTTGAAAACCATGCAGTTACTTTTTCAAATGTTTCATTGTCATACACCAAAAACATTCGCTTCAATTCTGCTGACATAAATTTATCTAATTTTGAAACGGCATCAAGCCCGTTGTATTCTTCATTGTTTGACAAATCATCTTCCCAACCAAAGACTTCCAATCCCCATTCTTGCAATTGAATTGCATCCCATTCGTTTGCCAATTCTTCATGATTCCATTCACCAAAGTTCACATTGTCTTTGATCAGGAATTGTGCCTTCTGTTCTTCTGTCCATTCATCAGCAACAATCACAGGCAGTTCTTTGATGCCAAGTTCCTTTGCTGCTTTCAATCGCATGTTGCCACCTAAGACAACAAACTTTCCATCTTTGTCTGTGAAAACTACCAATGGTCTTTTCTCAAGCATATCAGGAAAATCTTCAATGCTCTTTTTTAGTTTATTGAATTTTTCATCACGAATCACACGCGGGTTTTTCGGATTGTTTTTGAGTTTTGTCAATGCCACTTTCATCTTGATGCTCCCAATATGCCAATGCCCAAACCAATGGCAAATGCTGAAATTATCCAACCAATATCTGTTGTTTTGCTTTCCTGAATAATAGGAATTTCAATTGTCTTTGTCAATATGGAATCAGGACGCGGTTTCACTACCATACTGAAAAAGGATTTGTCAAATGGAATATGTGAGAATGCCACTTGAATTGTATCGCCTGTTGTTGTAATAACTGAATCAGCCTGCGCAATGAATGCCGAATCACATGGCAATTGCTCTTTCACATACATTGTATCATGATAAGGTATCAATATTTGCTTCACACGGACTTCAGGCTTAACGAAAACAGGTCTTTCGATAGTTTGTACGGTTTTTACAGTATCGCGTCTTAGAATCGATTTATAGCCCTTTTCTTGACATCCTTTGCCAAATAAGAATCCTGCAATCAATGCCATTGCAATCATTGCCCAAATGATCCTGTTCATGCTGTCCATCATTTCATCACCTTTCCATGTTCAATGATCATGTTCTGCATATGTCCATCTTCATGAATGATTGCAAAACCATGATTGCTTTGTGAATGCATCATATATCCCCTTTTAAGCTTCGACAAGGTGCCAATTGAATCACACCTTATGAATTCACCATCTAATGTCTTTTTCCGTGCTGTGGATGTTTTGTGCAAATGTCCAATGGCACAATTACTCATGACTTTATTCATCAGAGCCTGTGCAGGTGTCAATCCACTTACTTTCAATTCATGTCCATGTGCAAGCCAAATTGAATTCACCATCATCAATTGCATTGAATCAACAAATGAAATTCCCTTTTGCTTTAATTCGAGTAATGAAATCCAATCTACAATGCCTGCAAATTGTTCAGCCTTTTCCATGATGTATCTT